GCTTAAAGCTGAATGGTTTATATCAGCTTTCGGAGTTCCGATGTTGCGTCTTAAGATGAAAGGGTATACAGTTCCACTTGATCCCTTGACTTGGAGAAGTTTTTTTATACGGGATATGAACACTAAATCAGTTGATAAACTTTTTAAACCGAAAGGAAATTTAATATGAAAACTTGGAAAAATGGCCAACCTGGTGACCGCGCTGGTGCGGATTTCTGGTATGACAGGCCTTACGAGCCTCACTACTACCCTGAAGGCACGGGTAAGGGTATTCGAGTTCCTGAGTCTCAAATGACACCAGAGCAGATCGCAGAATACGATGAAGGTTGGAAACAAGCTGTTCAATTTGGAGAGAGAAAGGATTGGGGCTAATGATTAAAGATTTAGAGAAAACCAAGCAATCGTTAATCGATTTGTTGTCGCAGGGTATCAACCCATTCGGTAAACCTAATCCTGACTGTGATAAGTGTGAGTTGGTTGAAGGTGATGAATATTCTGAGGTTTATTATTGTTCATGCGAGGAGGTAACACAATGATAAGTCCATCGGATAAATTTGAATTATTAAAAATCGGTTTACAACATTTAGAAATGAATGACCAATTTACTAATTTCTTAAAGGATTCATCGGAGTGGGACTCACTGGATTACTGGATTAGTCATAAAATTAGAGATACTGAATATGAAATAAATTTATCAGGGTATGCTTTTCACGCTGATGCTTATGTACTTCAAATTGCAGCTTACAAAGTAAGTAAGATAACAAAATTAATTATTCCGAGTAGTCATCAAACATTACACGCTTTTAGAAAGGACAACTGGGATATTGACTGGAAAAAAAGAATGAAAAAACCTTATGGGAGACCAATAGAATGAGTAATCAATATAATGACGCGCGTTTAGACCAAATCACCGATGATGTATTGTCCATGAGTTATGGCGAAGTATCACAGCATTTAGGACAGTATCGTAGTCTGGAAGGTTGGGATAATGGTAACGAAGATGATGCTTACGACAAACTCATTGTAATGCGTTATGAAGATGAACAGTTTTGGATTAACCTATGAGGTGCGAAAGCTGTGATGGATTGCTTTCAGATTATGAAGCAACTCGTAAGAATCTAAAACTAGAATTTATCGGCTTATGTAACGATTGTTTGTCTAGCAGCGACCTGGATAACGTGTTTCTGCTCGATAGACCGGATTTAAAACATGCTGACGATGATTTAACCTATGATGAAGGGGTAACCTACTATGAAGATATTACAACGCGCCAGGGAGGCTCTGATGAAGAATAGAGACACAACGACACATTACGAGATATTCAGAAATGGTGTACCTAAGTACCAACTGATTTGGACAAACAACACCAAACAGTTTTTTATTAACGGTAAAGAGGTTGACGAGAAGGCCTGGGACGAAGAGATAAAAAAGGACAAAACATGAATGACAACCAAGAATTATCTGAAGTTGAAGAGGAAGCCCACTACTACAGTGTTTTAACCGACATGGTTGAATTGATGTCTCAGCATGGTTCGAAACAAGTTATGATGGATTTATTAGAATTGGCTATGCAGTATGAAACAGTATCTACAAGCATTAATTAGTTATTGTTATTTATACTTAAGTAGTAGTGGTTTTCTATTTAGAGTTAATTAGTAGTTATATAGTTATATATAGAAGGGAGTGAATTATGGGTAAACAAGTTGCTGCACATCAGCCTTGTCCAGATTGTGGTAGTTCAGACGCTTTAGCGATCTACGAGGGTAATGACGGGAAAACATATACCAAGTGTTTTAGTTCCGGTTGCAAAGCATCGAGACTACAAAGTGGTAAAAATACAACAGTTAAGGAAACGAGTAAGCCTTTTGTGTTTAACAAGATTGAAGGCAGACCAAAACCAATCACTGACCGCAACTTAAATCGAGCAACAACTGGGTTTTTTGGTGTCGTGGAGCACGAAGGCAGTTACTGTTTTCCTTACCATGATGACGAAGGCAACATCGTTGCTTACAAGAAACGTAGTATCGAGGACAAGAAGTTCTGGACTGAAGGTCAATGGTCTCAAGGTAGGTTATTTGGTCAATCCTTGTTTTCAGCAGGTCAAAAGACGATTACAATCTGCGAAGGTGAATTCGACGCAATGTCGGCTTTCCAGATGATGGGTTCTAACACCAATAACTATGCGGTTGTAAGTGTCCGTAATGGTGCTGGGTCGGCTCTCAATGACTGTAAGCAGAATTACGAGTATTTGGATTCATTTGAATCAATTTATGTTTGTTTTGACGCAGATAAGCAAGGTCAGGATGCAGCAAACCAAGTTTCAGAGTTGTTTGGAGCAAAGGTCAAAGTGTTTAAGGCTGATCCTGGCTTTAAAGATGCAAGCGATTACCTACAAAAGAATCTGACTGAGAAGTTTAACAAGACTTGGTGGCGGTCAGAAAGGTTCGTTCCCGACGGTATTGTAGATGGGTCAACACTTTGGGATGAAGTTAATCGACCAGTTGAAAAGAGTTTAGTTAATTATCCTTATAGCGGAATAAACAAACTGACCTACGGCATACGACCACAGGAACTTGTATTGTGTACCGCAGGGTCGGGACTAGGTAAATCTCAATTTATGCGAGAACTGGTGTACCACATACTTCAAAACACTGAAGACAACATCGGATTAATGTTTTTAGAGGAATCAGTGAGAACCACAGCTAGGTCAATGATGTCTTTGAGAGCAAACAAGTTGTTGCATTTGCCTAAAGTTGAAGTCAGTCAACAAGAGTTACGAGAAGCCTTTGACCACACTCTCGGAACTGGACGGTTGTTTCTTTTAGATCACTTCGGATCAAGTGAGGTTGACCGCATAGTCAATAGAGTTCGTTATATGGCGAAGGCTTTAGACTGTAAATATATCTTTTTGGATCATGTGTCGATAGTGGTCAGTTCTCAAGAGTATGGCGATGAACGAAGAAACCTGGATTCAATCATGACTAAACTTAGAGAGTTAGTTCAGGAAACAGGAATCTGTTTGTTTGCTGTGTCGCATCTGAAACGTCCCGAAGGTAAAGGTCACGAGGAAGGCGCGGTTACATCGATGAGTCAGTTAAGAGGTAGTGCTATTCTAGGTCAAGTTCCTAATATTATTCTTGGACTAGAACGTAATGGTCAGGCAGAGAACGAAGAGGATAGGCACACGACTAGAGTTAGAGTTTTAAAGAATCGTTTCTGCGGTATGACAGGACCGGCTTGTAATTTGCTTTACAATAGAGAGACAGGCAGGATGACAGAAAAACACGATGAGGATGCGCTATGAATGTATTAGATTTGTTTAGCGGTATTGGCGGTTTTAGTTTAGGCTTAGAACGTGCCGGAATGAAGACCGTAGCATTTTGTGAGGTAGACAAGAAATGCCAAGCAGTCTTAAAAAAGAACTGGCCTGGTGTACCTATATTTGATGATGTATCAAACTTAAAAGGAGAAGACATTGAAGAAACAGTTGACGTTATTTGCGGAGGATTTCCATGCCAAGACATCAGCCTTGCAGGAAAAGGAGCAGGACTTGAAGGCAAACGATCAGGACTCTGGTCAGAGTTCAAAAGGCTCATCGAGGAAATCAAACCGAAGTACGCAATCATCGAAAACGTCTCAGCCCTTCGCAGTAGAGGACTGGATCAAGTGCTCAGGGAAATCTCTGAGATCGGGTATGATGCGGAATGGCACTGTATCACCGCTGCCAGTATTGGTGCGCCTCACAGACGGGACAGAATCTGGATTGTGGCGTACCCCAGAGACAATACAAGGAGGGACAGTATCGAAGGAAGTCTTGGAAGAAATGGCGAAGGGGAATTGGAAGAGAGAATCAGGACATCAGAGACAACTGAGACTACAGGATCAAGTCAGACATCCGAAGCTATGGCCTACGCCAACGGCAAGGGATTGGAAGACATTAGCTACTCACGCTGGTGGAAAACTGAACCCAACGTGGGTCGAGTGGCTCATGGGATTCCCGGTAGGGTGGACAGACTTAAACAACTCGGAAACGCAGTAGTACCTCAGATACCAGAACTAATAGGGAGAGCAATATGTCAAGTTGGTTAATTTTAGCGATAGCTATGATATATTTAGTTATAGCTTTTGATCTTTTAATTAAAGGACAAACCTCGATGGGGATTACTTTTATAGGATTCTGTCTCGGTAACTTTGGTTTATACTTACAAGCATGAAAAGACTAGCGATTGATATTGAGACTGACGGTTTAGATGCCACCGAGATATGGTGTGCGGTTACTAAAGACATAGACAATGGAGACGTTAAGGTATGGAAATCAGCAAACGAATTACGCCAATACATAAGTTCGGAAGACCTATTGATTGGACACAACATAATCAAGTTCGACTTACCAGTATTAAAGAAGCTATGGAATTTGAATACAGACTCCAACCCATTAAAAG